TTTGGCTTAGGGGACGTAAGTGGCTTTGCAGGAACCAGTACCCCTTTGTTTGCAGAAGGCGGGGAAGTCGAAAAAAAGCCAGAGCCCAGCATGGGCGAAAAGGTAAAAGGCACGGCTAAAGAAATCCTGCGTAGTACCCAATATACCCCTTACGACTTGTTGGGTGCTCCGGTAGACATTATCAATCTTGGCTTAAAAGGTGTAGACTACGTCACCGGCAGTAAGCTTGCGACTGAGAAGCCTGTAGGGGGCAGTGACTATCTGATTCAAAAGTCTCGAGAGCTAGGCATTGCCGACAAGCCAACCGGCTCGACCACAGAAACTTTGACACGCTTGGGAACGGGAATTTTAAGTCCTACTGCCGGACCACGAGCCGTGGTCGCCGCAGGGCAAGCCGTGAAAGGCACAGCTAAAGCGGCGCTGGAAGACTTGGCGATGGCAAGTACCGGACAAGGTGGCAGCAACCTAGCACAGAAGATCATGGCTCCTGGTACAGCGTTTGCGGTACGACCAAAAGGTGGCGTGTACCTTGGTGCGAAATCTATAGAGGAACCGCCTTTATCTAATTTTGATATTCACGTTCGCCATTTTACAGAAGACTTAGATCGTACTGATCCGCAGCAAGCAGAAGTCGTGAAATTCATAGACAAAAAGTTGCGTAATTATGTAATGAATGATATGGGCACTGCAGACGATCCAATTTTTAAAAAAATGCTTTCTGGTGAAATTCCAAATTATACATATGCGTCTGCTGACGAATTTGCCGCAGCGCAAGCAGGGGATAAAAACGCATTAAAAAATGTGCGTAATGCGTATGACTCATCAATCAGTTTAAATGCGTACGTAGGAGAAGGACAAGCCAAGGCGCTTGGTAAAGGAAACGCTAACAGCTACCTAGTTAACATGGAAAAAGCGCTTAGGAAAAAAATTAAAGAGCAATCTCCTGATAGCCCAACTGAACTGATGACGTCTGTTAACAGAATAAGCACAGAACAATTAGAAAAGTATCCAAGACTTTACAGCGCTCCCGGCTTTAAGCAAATGGCAGAGGAATCCGAAGCAGGCGCATTAATGCGGATGATGAATCAATCCGATCTGCCCCCACATGTACGCAAGGCAGTTGCAGAAGGGGAACCAATATTTGCATCGACTAATTCCGGTCCACGAGGTGTATTGGACATGATTGAATTACGTGATTACCTGTTAACTCGCAACCCCAACGACATTAAAAACATGGGTGTGGCAGATGCAATTGCCAAATCCAAGCAGTGGCACGCAAGGATGGAAGCAGCACGTCGTGATCCCAGCAAATTTTCACCAAAAGTATTATTTGAAGGCACTAAAGAACTGCTGCCAGTGGGAGAAGGTTACAAATGGGTGGACGTAAAAACTCCCGATGCGTTAAGTCTTGAGGGTAATATTATGGGTCACTGCGTGGGTGGCTCTGGTTATTGCAATGCCGTAGCCAAACAAAATACAAAAATTATTTCTTTGCGGGACCAAAAAGGGGTGCCGCATGTTACGATAGAACTTCAAAAAGATCAAAACGGCAGTTTTAGTCGTGTTGCACAAATTAAAGGCACGGGAAATAACAGCCCCGAAAAATATTTTAATGAAGTGGACGCATTTTTAAAGGATTACTCGGCTAAACTAGGCGGCGAACTGTCAATTACAGAGCGCCCAAACTTTGTGCCGCCTGATTGGAGATATAAATAATTATGGCTATTGAAAAAAACCGTCCAGAAGACGAAGAAACAATTGATATTGAGCTTCCTGAGATCGAAATGAAGACGCCAGAGGGCGACATTGAGATTATTTTGGAAGAAGATGGCGGTGCAACAGTCGAAATGGGCGAGGACGAGCACGAAGAAGTGCCGTTTGACGCCAATTTAGCCGAAGTAGTAGACCCTAGCGAGCTTGGTCCTATCTCCAGCGAGCTTATGGCGCTGTTAGACGCTGATAAAGCGAGCCGTGGTGATTGGGAAAAGCAGTATTCTAAGGGCTTAGAGCTTCTTGGCTTCTCATACGAGGAGCGTACCAAGCCATTTAAGGGCGCTTGTGGCACAGCACACCCCATGCTCACCGAAGCAATCGTACAATTTCAAGCTCAAGCGTTCAAAGAACTCATGCCAGCCGAAGGCCCTGTCAAAACACAGGTGCTTGGCAAGGAAACTCGTGAGAAATTAGCCAAAGCAGAGCGTGTCAAAGAGTTCATGAACTACGAACTGACTACTGACATGGCGGATTACACCCCTGAGTTTGACCAATTACTGTTTTATGCAGGTTATGGTGGCTCAGCGTTTAAAAAAGTTTATCAAAACCCACAAACAGGCAAGATGGTAAGCAAACTAGTGTTGCCAGATGATCTGTTTATCCCTTACAACGGCTCTTCCATTATGTCGAAGTGCCCACGCATTACTCATCGTGTGCCAATGGACGCAAATGAGTACCGCAAGCTGGTCAATATTGGTTTTTATCGTGATGTTAACGTCCAGCCTGTCGTTAATTCGACTCCAGGCGACGTAATCCAAGACAGCATTGACAAATTAGTCGGTATGTCTGCCTCTGGTGAGCCAGAAGAAGTGTTTTTGTATGAGTTCCACGTGGATTGGGACTTAGAAGGCTTTGAAGACAAGGACGATGACGGCGAAGAGACCGGTGTTGCCCTGCCTTATGTCATTACCATCGAAGAAAGCACCAACCAAGTGGTCGGGATTCGTCGTAATTGGAAAATGAAGGACGGCTACAAGTGCCGTAAAGAGTATTTTGTGCATTATGTGCTCGTAGAGGGACCGGGAGCCTACGGCCTTGGTTTTGTACACTTGATTGGTGGCTTAACCCGCACCGCAACATCCTCCATGCGTCAATTAATCGACGCAGGAACCTTGGCTAACCTGCCGGCAGGCTTTAAAGCCAAGGGCGCCCGTATTGCCAACGACGATGTACCACTACAACCTGGCGAATGGCGTGATATTGACGCAGGTGGCGCTGATTTGCAGTCTTCTATGCTACCTTTGCCATACAAAGAGCCAAGCCAGACGTTATTTACCCTGTTGGGCTTCTGCGTTGAGGCTGGTAAACGCTTGGCGTCGATTGCAGACATGCAAGTAGGTGACGGCAACCAGCAAGCAGCAGTTGGAACCACTATTGCACTCTTGGAAAAAGGCGCAAACATCATGTCCGCTATTCACAAGCGGATGCACTATGCCCAGAAGCTTGAGTTCCGCTTATTGGCTGACGGCTTTGGTGAATCCTTGCCTGACGAGTACCCATATGATGTACCCGGCGCTTCCCGTAAGATTAAGCGTACCGATTTTGACGGTAGCGTCGATGTAATTCCTGTTGCAGACCCCAATATCTTTTCGACAGCACAGCGTATCACCATGGCGCAGACCCAACTACAGTTGGCGCAGTCGGCTCCACAGATGCACAACCTGTATGAGGCATATCGCCGTATTTATGAGGCGCTGGGAACTAAAAATATTGACGCAATCTTAAAACCACAAAACCCAGACTTGCCAAAAGACCCAGCCACAGAAAATGGCGACGTAATGGACGGAGTCAAGCTCAAGGCGTTTCCTGGACAACAACATGACGCTCATATTGTGAGCCACTTAATCCAAGGTATCTCGCCAATCCTACAATCCAATCCTTTGGCTGCGGTGGAGCTGCAAAAGCATATCCTAGAGCATTGCCGCTTAAGGGCAGAAGAGGATGTGGAAGCAGAACTCTTCAAAACGTATGGCACAGACCCTGAAAATATGGTGTCTGACTTGCAAAAAGAAGGCATGATTGCCTTGAAGATTGTTGAGAACCTTCAGCAAGTACGGGAACTTCAAAACCAGCTTATGGGTGACCAAACAGACCCATTAGTTGAACTGAAGAAGCAAGAGCTGCAGCAAAGCGCCCAGCGAGATCAGCAAAAAGCGCAAGAAGCTAGCGCCCGCCTCCAAATGGAGCAGATGGACAAGCAAAAGCAGGACCAAATTGACGTGGCTAAAATCCAGTCTAACGAAAAAATTGCAAATGAACGTATCATGGCTATGTTACAAAAAGGAGCCCAAAATGCCTCTCAAATCCGGAAGCAGTAGAAAAACAGTTAGTGGAAACATCCAAGAACTCGTCGACACATACCAGTCTAAGGGGCGTATCGGTACGAGCACTCCTAAGTCTAAAAAAGCTGCGGTCAAGCAGGCGGTGGCGATTAGCCTTAAAAAAGCGGGCGTCCAAAAGAAAGAAGAAGGTGGCTCGGTTTCGTCGGCAAAGCCCCGTAATGTGGTGGCTAGTCAGAAACGGGCTATTCAAAAACGAGGGGGGACTGTTACGTACAAGCGTGACGGAAACCTTCCTGTAGGTATTTATTGATTTTTTGAAATATACTGTGTATATTCACAGTAACTAGCTATCAAGAGGGGCTAAAAGTCCTCTTGCAACATGGTAGGAACCATGCTCAAGTTTACAGAAAACTTGCTATACGAAATTCGCCGCATGCGGCAGGATACGGAACAACTCGTGATCTCGGGGTCCATGAAGAATATGGAACAATACCGCCAGATGATGGGTAGGCTTGAGGGCTACACTTTTGTTGAGCAGGTCGTACAAGACATGCTTAAGAAAGAGACTTTTGACTAACCCTGTGGAGAAAACCGTATGGAATTGACTGCATTAGAGCAGAAATGGGCAGACGAGAAGGCAGCAAGAGGGCCTGAACTTGAAGACGCCTATAACGAAGATGGGCAATTAGAGCCCGACAGGATTGAGGAAGCGGTTTTAGACCGTATTCCAACTCCCACAGGATGGCGTATTGCTGTTCTACCTTACAGGGGCACAAATAAATCTAAAGGCGGTATTTTATACGTCGAAGAGACCAAAAAGCAGACCCAAATAACCACAGTATGTGGTTACGTTCTGAAAACTGGTCCTTTGGCATATAAAGACGAAAGCAAATTTCCTACAGGAGCGTGGTGCAAGGACGGTGATTGGGTAGTTTTCACCCGATATGCAGGTTCCCGTATTGGAATTGACGAAGGTGAAATCCGAATCTTAAATGATGACGAAATCATTGCTGTTATTAACAACCCCGAAGATATTTTGCACATGTAAGGAGCAACAATGGGACAAGTAACTGAAAATCCGACTTACGACATCGAAGTAGGGGCAGAAAACGCACCCGAAGTTCAAGTCGACATAGATGATGATGGCAAGGCAGAGGTTGTAGAAGACCTTGCTCCAGAGCCAGACAAACCTGCTTTAGCAGAGCCTGTAGATAAAGAGCCTGCCAAGGAAGAAGCCAATAACCAGGGCGAAGAGCTCAAGGAATACAGCGATACCGTTAAAAAACGGATTGATAAGCTAACTTCTAAGCTGCGTGAGGCAGAACGCCGTGAACAGGCAGCTTTGGAGTTTGCAAAAGGCGTTCAAGGTCAGTTCCAGCAAGCCCAACAACGGGCTGCTACTTCTGATTATGGCCGCTTGGCAGAAGCCAAGAGCCGGGTAGACACCCAGCTTTTGACTATTCGTCAAATTATCAAAAAAGCCCGTGAAGAAGGTGACATTGACACCGAAACCGAAGCTCAAGAGCGTTTAGCTTCTCTAGCGCATGAGCAACGGGAGCTTGCTGGCTATTTAGAAAGAGGTGCAGAGCAACCTCAAGCACAGATTTACAACCCGCCTATCCAACCACAGCAGATTTACCAACAACCTCAGTTTCAACCTCCAGCCCAACAGGCTCCACGGGTTGATCCAAAGGCAGAGTCTTGGGCAGAAGAAAACCCATGGTTTGGTCAAGATACAACGATGACCTATGCTGCTTGGGGGATAGATAAACAGCTTCGTGAAGCAGAAGGGTTTGACGGATCATCAGATGAGTATTATGATGAGCTAAATCGGCGAATTAAAGCACAGTTTCCGCAGAAGTTCGCTGCACAACCTAACAGGCAACAACGGCAACCCGTGCAGGCCGTTGCACCTGCAGCCCGGTCATCCGGAGTAAATACTAATGCACGCCGCAGCGTAAGACTGTCTCCTAGTCAAGTCGCTATTGCTAAAAAACTTGGTGTTCCTATTGAGGAATATGCCAAATACGTAAAGGAATAAAACCATGACTGATACTGTTAAATTTAATCGCAGCTCCCGTAACGCTGAAACACGTGAAAAGACTGCGCAACGTAAACCATGGGCACCTCCTTCTCGTTTGGATGCTCCCCCTGCACCAGATGGTTTTAAATATCGTTGGATTCGCTCTGAAGTTCAAGGCTTTGAAGACAAGCAGAATGTGTTTAGTAAGCTTCGTGAGGGATATGAACTCGTTCGTTTAGAAGAGTTGCCCGAAGAGTATCAAAACACCATGCCTGCTGTTGAAGATGGTCGGAACAAAGGAGTCGTCGGAGTTGGCGGCTTACTTTTAGCGAAAATCCCCGAAGAAACTGTCGGTGAGCGTAATCACTATTACCGCCAACGTGCAAGGGACCAAATTGAAGCAGTAGACAACAACATGATGAAAGAGAATGCGCATTCAACAATGCGTTTTCAGCAGCCAGAGCGTAACACTCGTGTTTCTTTTGGTGGCCCTAACTCTAAGAGTGAAGGCTAATTAATTTAATTTTGGAGAAAACAAATGGCAAACGTAAATAAAGCCTTTGGTCTTCGTCCTCTAGGAAAGCTAGGCAGTAACTACAACAGCGATGGTGATACACAGTACAAAATCGCTAGTGGTACGGCTACAGCAATCTTTCAGGGCGATACCGTAACTTTCGGTGTTGCTACCGGTGTATCTACCGGTTTCATCGTAAAACACACCCCTGGTGCAGCTAACATTCTTGGTGTTTTCATTGGATGTAACTACACCGACCCTACAAGCAAAAAGCCTGTATGGCGTAACTATTATCCAGGCGGCATTGCTGCTGACGATATTGTTGCATTTGTTGTAGACGATCCTTATGCTCAGTTCCTAGTTCAGGCTTCTGGCGTCGCTGGCGTAACCGCTATCGGCCAAAACGCTGACTTGGTACAAACAGTAGCAGGTAACGTTACAACTGGCGTTTCTGGATTAGAGCTTAGCACTGGTTCTTTGGCTGCAGCTTCTGCACTCAATGTTAAAGTTATTGGTGTTACCGCTGATCCCAGCAACAGTGATTTAACCGCTGCATACGCTGACTTGATCGTTACGATCAATGAGCATCTGTATAAAGCACCAACAGCAGGAGTTAGTTAATCATGGCTATCACTCGTTCACAACTAGTTAAAGAACTAGAACCAGGCCTTAACGCTTTATTCGGTCTCGAGTACAAGCGTTATGAGAACGAACACGAAGATATCTTCGAAATTGAAGATTCTGAGCGTGCGTTCGAAGAAGAAGTTATGTTGACTGGCTTCGGTCAAGCCCCAGTTAAGGCTGAAGGCGCTGGCGTTAACTATGATTCTGCACAAGAGTCATTTACCGCTCGCTACACCCACCAGACTATCGCATTGGCATTCTCGATTACCGAAGAGGCAATCGAGGACAACCTCTACGACCGTTTGGCAAGCCGTTATACCAAGGCTTTGGCTCGTTCAATGGCTCACACCAAGCAAGTATTCGGTGCGTCCGTATTGAACAACGCCTTTGACAGCAACTATAAAGGTGGCGACGGCGTAGAATTGTGCGCAACAAACCACCCAACCGCTTTAGGTCCAAACTTCAGCAACCGTCCTACGGTTCCTGCTGACTTGAATGAGACCTCCCTTGAGCAAGGTATCATCGACATCGCTGGTTTCACAGACGAGCGTGGTTTGAAGATTGCCTTGATTGCTAAGAAGTTGGTAGTTCCAAAAGAACTCCAGTTCACAGCAGAGCGTTTAATGAAGTCTACTCTCCGTACTGCTACGGCTGATAACGACATCAACGCTATCAAGTCTATGGGTCTAATTCCTGATGGATTCGTTGTTAACCATTACCTAACCGACGTATCGGCATGGTTCTTGTTAACCGACGCTCCAAATGGACTCAAGATGTTCCAACGTGCCCCAATCCGTACAGCTTTCGAAGGCGACTTCGACACCGGCAACGTACGTTACAAGGCTCGTGAGCGTTACAGCTTCGGCTGGTCTGATCCACGTGGTATCTACGGATCACCTGGCGCAGCTTAAACCTTGTTCACGTGAGGTTAGGCCCCACTTCGGTGGGGCTTTTTCTTTTGTCTTTTAGAAATTTCGTTAAAGTGCAAAATTCTATGGCAGTTGGCACATAGGACAAGGCATTTTTTAACTTCTTCCATCGCCCTAGTGTATTGGTAGTTTTTTACGTAGTAGCTGACTTCTCGGTCTTTTTGTTTGGGGTCTTCGTGATGAAAGTCTAGCGCAGCAGGATGGTTTTGTTCACAGTAACTGCATTTTAGGCTGGCTTTAAATGCAATCCATTTTTCTCTTTCTTCTTTCTTTCTTTTGTAGGTAGCAATAAGTACCTTTAATTTGTTTTTCTTGTAATGATTGGCAGAACCCCTACGCAACGCCTGCTTTTTTCTTGGATCGTTTGGGTCTTTGTAAGGCATCGCTCTGGTCTATTCTGTATTTCCAATAGATTGCGTGCTTGAACGACCACGGGGTACTAGGGGTATAAATTTTAAAGCCAGCATTAATTAATGAGTTAGATGAAGCAGGGTTATCGGTTGTATCTGTAATAATCCAATTCCAGCCTAATTCCTTGGCCTTACGGATTCTTACATTAATTAGGCGTCTTTGCAAACGGTGTCCTGTGTACTCGTCTAAGACTCCTGCACGACAAAGATACCCTGTATCTGTAAATCGTTGTGACCTGACTAACCCAGCAAACGCTACTGGCTTGCCTTCTTCTGTGTAAGCTAACCACCAATGCCCCTGAGTTGGTTTGTAAGGAGCATCCGAAGGCAGTATTTTTTTCTGAAGATATAGGATTACGGTCTTATTAGACTCATTGCGTAAGTCAACCTTCTTAATGGTAAATTTCATGATTCGCCTCCGGGGATAACCCATTTTATCTAAAAATCTATTGCAACTAAATGAATTTAAGGGTATAAATACACCAGGAACTGGGATATTTAGTTCCTGTAGACTGGCCCAGCAGACGATGCAGAGACTACAGGAAAATGTACTGCATATACAAGGAGTTACCATGGCTCGCACTACCTTCACGGGACCAGTTAAATCCCTAAACGGGTTTGAAGGCGTATTTTCTTCGACTTCCGTTGAACTACAAAGTAACAACGCAAATAGCATCACAATTGATGCCCCAAACGGCCTAGCAGCAAGCTACAGCCTAGTATTTCCTCCAAACGACGGTTCCGCTAACGAAGTATTAACTACCGACGGCAGCGGCGTAACCACTTGGACCAACAAAAATGCCAATTTAGCTTTAGTGTCAAGTACAGCGGCAGCGGTTGGTGCTATTGCAAACGCAATTAATACTACTGGTAAATATACTGGAAAAATGGTTGTAGACTATACCACTGGGATTATTTACACAGCAGTTGGTGCGACAGCAGGTTCTGCTTGGGCTCCCTCAGACGCCTCTGGTCTAGTGACCCCAGCTTAATTAATCTTATGGGGCTTCGGCCCCAATAACCAAGGAGATTAATTATGCTTCAATATGACGTCCTATCAACCGCAATCGCAGCGGCACAGACTGACGCTGCTGTGTTTGCTGGACCCGCCCGTATCAAAGGAATGGTTGTCGGAGTTCCCGCAGGCGGCGGTACTTTGACCATTAAAAATGGTTCAGCAGGCACTACGGTGTTTAGTTTTGTAGCCCCAGCAGCAGCTCAGTCACTTAATATTAGCGTTCCTGGCGACGGCATTCGTTGCACAAACGGTATTTATGTAACAACCCCTGCTGGCATGACTGCTACGGTGTTTTATGGCTAAGAATCCTTCCCTTGCTATTGGGCGTGGAGAAAAGCTCCCTGTCAAACAGGGAGCTGGACTTACTGCCAAGGGAAGAGCCAAGTACAACAAGGCAACAGGTAGCAAGTTAAAAGCCCCTGCACCAAACCCAAAAACAAAAGCGGACGCAGGCCGTAAAAAGTCGTTCTGTGCCAGAATGTCAGGAGTAGTAGCGAAAGCTAAGGGTCCTGCAGAGCGTGCAAAAGCTTCATTAAAACGATGGAACTGCGCATAATGGAAGAAATACAAACAGCTAGGGAGTTAGCCACACATGCAAACGATATTAAACACCTTCAAGCAGATATGGACAAACTTGTTGGAGACATGGACGAAATTAAAAAGTCGATTCAAATAATCCAAAAAACTTTGTCTGAAGCAAAGGGAGGCTGGAAAGCCTTGATTTGGGCAGGTGGAGCAGTTAGTGCTGTAACAGGAGTTATTGGCTTTGTTATGGGCCATTGGGGAAAATAAATGGTAAAACGTGTAAATCCCGCCCCTTCTGTTCCTCCAACCCCTGCCAAACAAAACCCTAATGCAACAGACAAGGTAGACAAAAACAAAGTTGATCCAGGGTTTAAAGAAGTATTGGATAAGGTTCGTGGAAAGAGTCAACAAGACTTACCTGATAATTACAAAACCGGAGGTAAAGTAATGGCAGCAAAACCCGGCTTATATGCCAATATCGCCGCTAAAAAGCGTAGGATCGCTGCGGGCTCTGGCGAAAAAATGAGACCAGTTGGAGCAAAAGGTGCGCCTACCAAACAGGCGTTTATTAATTCGGCTAAAACAGCTAAAATAGTTAAACGTTCAGCGAGAGGAAGATAAATGGACTACAACGCAAGCAACACAAACCGCCACAAGCTTATGGCTATGGGCAAACCAATCAAAGCCGCTAAAGGAGGCGAGATGAAAAAATCTGCAACTAAAGCTTCTAGCGGTGCAAAAGCTGATCGCCAAGGTCGTGCTTTGCTACCCGGCAAAATGGCTAAAAATTTGCCTATGATTGCACCACAGTCTGCGTATAAAAAAGGTGGAGATGTAAAGCCTTCTGCTTACGACAAGATGCAAGATAAAAAATTGGCTGCTCACGCAGGCAAGCCAGCAAAGGTAGCCCACAAAAAAATGGGCGGTATGATGAAACGTGGATGTAAATAAGGAGCTATCATGAGCAAAAAACGTGGCGTAGGTGCAGCAATCAAAGGTTTTGGTGCAGTGTTCTCTGAGACAACTGAGCAGGCTAAAAAGCCAGCTCCTGTCGATGTCAACTTTGACAAGCAGAAGTACGAAGGTACTGTAGACACACCAAAAACTCAGCGCATTCCACAACCTACCAGCTTCTAATAACTAATGGCCACGTCAGGTACAACTACCTTTGACCTGGACATTGAGGAACTGATTACCGAAGCGTACGAGCGTTGCGGTATTGAGTCTCGCACAGGTTACGATTTAAGAACGGCAAGGCGCTCGCTGAACTTGCTGTTTTTAGATTGGGCTAGTCGTGGCTTAAATTTATGGACTATAGAAGAACGATCACAGGCTTTAACCGCCAACGTATTCGAATACAATTTACCCACTGATACAGTAGATGTGTTGTCTGCGGTGGTTCGTTCTCCCCAAAGCCCCGGACAAAACATTGATATTACCCTCAATCGTTTTAGCCAAGCAGAATGGCTGCATACACCAAATAAGACAGGCACTCTAGGGCGCCCAGCGCAGTTTTACTACCAGCACACTAATCAGCCAAAAGCATATTTCTTTCCTTGCCCAGATAATTCCCAGCCATACACTTTTGTGTATTACGCTATTCGCAGAATTCAAGATGCTGGTGGTTTTACTAATACAGCAGATGTAAATTTTAAGTTTTTGCCCTGTTTGGTTTCAGGTTTGTCTTATTTTATTTCGATGAAAAAAGCGCCAGATCGTATGGTTCTTCTTAAGCAAATCTACGAAGAAGATTTTAAGAGAATTGCTGATTTTGACCGTGATCGGGCTAGTTATTATGCTGTCCCAGATACTCGACTAAATTACTAATGGCTTATGCACAAGGACGACTTGCTTGGGGTGCCTGTGATCGCTGTGGACAGCGATTCTTGCTTAACGCCCTTCGCAAAGAGTGGCAGGGTCTAAAAACATGTCAATATTGTTATGAGCCAAAACATCCACAATTGGAGCCACGCCGTAATGTCTCAGACGCTATTGCGCTGCAAGAACCTCGCCCAATCCCTGATGATACGTTTAACGTATATATTGGCGTCATTGGAGACAGCGCTATCGGGGCTGATGGCATGGTTCCTGTACCTGTTTCTAATCCGACCATTGCAATAACCTACGCAGGCAACATGAAAGCAACGGGATCATGAACTACTTAGAGCTAAAACAAGCAATCAAGGATTACACCGAAAACTTCGAACAGACGTTTGATGACAATATTCCTGTCTTTGTAAAGCAGGCAGAAAAGCGCATATATAACACCGTTCAGTTCCCTTCCTTACGCAAGAACGTAACGGGAAACTTGACTAATGGTAATAAGTATCTATCTACCCCAAGCGACTTTTTATCAGTCTATTCCCTGGCTATTGTAGTCAACGGAGAGTATTACTACTTGATTAACAAAGACGTGAACTACATTCGGGAAGCCTATCCAAACCCTAATACTACCGGCGTCCCCAAGGTTTACGCTATTTTTGGGCCACAGCTTACTTTCCCAAACGAGCTTAGCTTAATCCTTGGACCAACCCCAAATAGTGGCTATTTGGCTGAGTTGCATTATTTCTTCTACCCACAGTCTATTGTGGATGCAGGCACTTCTTGGCTTGGCGATAACTTTGACCCTGTATTGCTTTATGGCTCGTTGCGTGAGGCTTACTTATTTATGAAAGGCGAGCCTGATTTGATCGCTAACGTAGAGCAAAAATACAACGAAGCCCTTGGACAGGCTAAACGCCTTGGTGATGGCCTTGAGCGTCAAGATGCTTACCGTTCTGGTCAAGTTAGGGTTCCGGTGACCTAAAATGCTGACACAAACTCTAACCACCTCGTTTAAGCGAGAAATCCTAGAAGGCGTCCATAACTTTTTGACGGACACCTTTAAGATTGCACTTTATACCTCTACTGCCACTTTAGGACCAAATACCCTGGTCTATACCTCGTCTGGAGAAGTCACTCCTCAAGGTACTTATGCGGCAGGAGGGCAGATTCTTACAGGCACTATCCTAAGCACAGGAAGTGGGGTTGCTTACGTAACTTTTAATAATCTAACCTGGACTAGTGTTTCCTTTACTGCTCGTGGAGCGCTGATATACAATAGCAGCAAAGGGAATAAATCAGTCGCTGTATACAATTTTGGTACGGATCAGACTGCGGGAGCCTTGAATGTATTTAACATTACAATGCCCCCAAATACCGCAAATGAAGCAATTATTCGCATTCTTTAAGGAGCTAAAAATGCAAGTTGAAAAATTAAGCGTTGAGGACAAGGTTTCTAGCACCTTAACCAAGGCGATGAAATCTGGTGATTCTGCCCGTGCTACGGGTAAATATAAGATTGAGTGTGTAGACGCTCAAGGCAATGTTAAGTGGGTGCTAGAGCCTTCTAACTTGGTTGTAAACGAAGGTTTACAGGATATGAATACCAAGTATTTTACTGGCGTAACATACAGCGCTGCTTGGTATATTGGCTTATACGGCGCTGCTGCGTCTAATAACCCAGTTGCTGGTGATACCGCAGCGGTCCATGCTGGCTTTACCGAGATTACCCCTTATGCCAACGCTACCCGCCCTGCCTGCACCTTTGGCACAGCGACTACGGCTGACCCCTCTGTTATCAGTAATTCTGCCTCTCCAGCAGCGTTTAATATCAACGCTACCTCGACCGTAGGTGGTGCGTTCTTGATTAGCAATAACACCAAGGGTGGCTTTACCGGTGTATTGTTTTCTGCTTCTGATTTTGCAGCTCCTGGCGACCGCACAGTAGCTTCTGGTGATGTTCTAAACGTAACATATACGTTTAGTTTGGACGCATAAGGACACGAATATGTTTAAAAAAGGCGAAGTAGTAAAGGTAAAAGCAGTTGTTCCAGAAGGCCCAGTAATTGCCCTACGCATGTCTGAAGAAGGCGTAGTGTCTTACTTAATCGAGTGGAATGACGGGGAAACAACCCAACAGCGTTGGTTTGAGCAAGATCAGCTCGTAGCGGGTTAATCATGCCAGACGGCGGCTGGAGCTCAGGCACCTGGGGCGAAGCCGGATGGGGCATGTCGGTATATTACCGAGATGCCAATGAAATAGCCGCCGGATCAGACGCCGTATCTGCAGCACAAACCTTTGGGGTAGCTGTTGCGGAGACCGCTACGGCCACGGATTCTATCTCTGCAGCACAAACCTTTGGTACAGCCGTAAGCGAGTCTGCTGCTGGCTCTGATGCGGTATTGGTGGCTGCAAGCTCGTTTGAGGTGTCCGTAAGTGAAATAAGTGCAACAACGGACTCATTTAGTGCTACCCAGTTGTTTGCTACCGCTGTCAATGAGACTGCCGTAGCCACAGACAATATTGCTGCACTGCAAACATTTGCTACCGCTGTCAACGAAAGTGCGGTTGCTTCTGAGTCACAGTTTGTAGCTGGCAGTAGCTTTAATTCTTCTTTTAATGACATTGCTGCCGGGTCGGATGCCATATCGGCTACCCAAGCTTTTGCCTCGGCAGTCAATGAGACCGCTACCGCTACCGACGCTGTTTCTTCAACCCAGCAGTTTGCTACCACTGTAAATGAGACCTCAGTAGCCCTGGATTCCGTATCCTCTTCCCAGAACTTTGCCACCGCCGTAAGTGAGTCGGCTTCTGGGGCAGACAACATTTTTGCTGGGCAGGTATTTGCCTCCGCAGTAAGTGAGTCCGCCGCTGGGGCAGACGCCCTAGACGCTGCTTTTGCTTACTTTGTTGATGTCAGCGAAACAGGGGTAGCTTCCGACCTTGTAGAAGCGTTACAGAACTTTGTTGTAGCTATAAATGAGTCCCTTACGGCAACAGGCGTAATGGACCCGGCAGGAAGTACCTTCTATGCTGGGTTTACCGATTCGGGTAGGGTTGCCGTGATAGTTTCAACTCCCTCTAGTATTTTTGTTGCCTCTGTAATAGAATCGTTAACAGCGACAGATTCAGTTACTGCAAGGCTATTTTGGGAGCCAATTGATGATAACCAAACGATTACGTGGGCTGCTATCAATGATGACCAGCCCTCAAGTTGGACTCAGGTAGATGACTCCCAAAATCCTACCTGGACTGAAATAACGACCGTATAAGGACTAGATATGCCATCCACCTTTTCCCCGCTAAAAATAGAGCTTATCGCTACTGGCGAGCAATCTGGAACATGGGGCGCTACTACCAACACTAACCTTGGCACGGCCCTTGAAGATGCTATTACGGGTTCGGCAGATGTTGCCTTTTCTAGCGCTGACGTCACAGTTACCCTTACAGACACTAACGCAGCTCAAATAGCTCGTAATTTACGCTTAAATTTAACAGGAACTTCTGGCGGGGCGAGGAACTTAATTCTTGGTTCTGGATGCCAGATCGAAAAACTGTATCTCATTAATAACGGATTGGCGGACGCAGTCACCGTTAAAAACACCAGCGGTTCAGGCGTGGCCGTCCCTGCTGGTAAAACCATGTTTGTATACAACAACGGCACAAACGTTGTTGACGCTACTACCCACCTTAGCTCACTTACCCTGACTACAGCATTGCCTGCCGCTTCGGGCGGTACAGGGCAAACAAGCTACACCGCAGGAGACTTGTTGTATGCCACGGGCACAACGGCACTTAGCAAGTTAGGGATTGGCTCAAGTGGCCAAGCCTTGGTTGTAAGTGGAGGAACTTTAGCTTGGGCTACTGCATCTGGTACTACAACAAACTCATTAACAATCGCCACTACTGGTGGAGCCGCAGCTCCTGTTACATTTAATGGTAGCGTAGCAAGAACAATTGATTACAGTACGGTTGGTGCAGACCAAGCGGGTACGGCTGTAGCACTAGCAATCGCATTAGGATAAGGAAAAAACATGCCAAATACATTTACCTCGTATGTCAACAAAGACGTTGGAACTTCTCCCGCCACAGTCGTGACGGTTGGCGCTTCAACACAAACTACCGTTATCGGTATGTCCGTGGCTAACACCACGTCTAGCCCAATCACAGTAAATGCTTACATTACCCGTTCAGGTGTTGATTATTACTTGATTGAGACGGCAACCGTGCCAGTAGGCAGTTCGCTTGTCATCGTGGGAGGCGACCAAAAGGTCGTATTGATTACCAGTGATGCTCTGAAGGTTGTCTCTTCGGCTGCTTCATCAGCGGACGTAGTAACCAGCGTGTTGAACATCACCTAAGAGGAAACTATGCCATACCTCGGAAATACACCAACCACCCAGAGCTTTATCTCTGGCACTGACTACTTTAACGGCACAGGCTCACAGACTGCGTTTACCTTATCCCGCACTGTAGCCTCGATCAATGACATTCAAGTCACAGTCAACAACGTAGTCCAGCAGCCTAACGATGCGTATACCATCAGTGGCACAACGCTGACCATGACCTCCGCACCATCGGCTGGAACGAATAACGTCTACGTGCGTTACCTCAGCACGACTACTCAGGCGATTACGCCAAGCCAAGGCACAGTTAGCTGGAGAACATTAGATAGTAATGTTCAGGGTGATTTGGGTATTAGCTTTAAGAATCGCATAATTAACGGCAACATGGTGATTGACCAGCGTAATGCTGGGGCGAGTGTTACCTTTGACGGCAGCAACAAATATGTTACTGACCGCTTTTATGGCTTCTCAAACGTAGGAACTACTACATCACAGCAATCCACCGTTGCCCCCTCTGGGTTTATTAATAGTTTGTTAGTAACACAGTCCACTGGTGGTTCAGTTGTTTCTGGTAGTTATCTTGCGTTGAACCAGAGAATTGAAGGATTTAATGTTGCTGATTTAGGGTGGGGAACTGCAAATGCAGCTACTGTGACAATTTCATTTTGGGTTCGCTCTAGCGTCACTGGGTCGTATTCTGTGGCACTATTAAACTCAGCGGGAAACAGGTCTTATGTCACAAACTACACTATTAACGCTGCAAACACTTGGGAACAAAAAACTATAACCGTTGCTGGGGATACTTCAGGAACATGGCTAACAAATAACGGCATCGGAGTCGTGCTTGTGTGGAATCTTGGTTATGGATCAACCTACACAACATCTACTCTTAATTCATGGCTTGGTTCAGGAGCTTATGGTTCAACCACAGCAACTACCTCTTTTGCTTCTACAACAGGAGCAACATTCTATCTCACAGGCGTACAGCTCGAAGTAGGCACACAGGCAACGACCTTCACAACGGCTGGTGGTTCGTATGGTGCTGAGTTGGCATTGTGTCAGAGGTATTATTATAAAACTTATAATACTAGCGTTGTCCCTGGAACTTCTACAATTGAAGGACTTATGCCGTTAGAAGTATTAGCTGATGGCACATTAACAAGGTTAAAACCTTTTAGCGCAAGACTACCTGTTTCAATGAGAGCTCAACCAACAGTAACAACATACTCAGAAACTGGAACAGCAGATAGAATATCTGTGTATAACAACAGTGTAACCACGTTAACTGTTTCTAGTATTCTTGGAAGGGGTGAAAACAGTTTTGGTAGTTATTTAAACACAACCACAAACGCATCTACAACCGCTTCATATGTTTGTCAGTTTGTTGCATCAGCGGAGTTATAAATGTACAAATTATGCCCATTAAATCTTCGTAACGAACACGATCAAGTTAAGCGTTTAACTGATTTTGCAAACATCCCATTCGACCCCGCAAATTCTGATTACGCCCAGTTTAAGAAAGCCATCAGTGAAGAGACCGCACAGTTACAAGACGCTGAGGGTAATCTGATGACCGCCCAAGCAGCAAAAGACTTTATTAAGGAGCTACCATAATGCCAGTGAGTACTATTTCGTCTAATCGGGCGGTAACGTTCCCTGGCGCTGTTTTGCAAGTGGTTAATGCTACTACTTCAACCTTTGCTGTAACAAATTCAACTACTTATGTTGATTCTGGCTTAACTGCATCAATTACTCCAACAGCGTCTTCTAGCAAAATACTTATTTTAGTAAGTCAAAATGGAGTTTATAAAAATGCTGCGGCAAACTCAAACGCTGTGAATTTAAGACTTGTTAAAAATGGAACAAGTATAGGTGTTTTTGCAGTTGCCGCTGGATACACTGGAAGCCTTGTCGACAATATTGTTTGCGCTTCATTTAATTATTTAGATAGCCCAGCAACTACTTCTGCGCTTACATATAAAGTTCAATTTGCAAACTTCACTAACTCTGGATCTGTTTTTGTTCAAGCAAATAATGATATTTCAGCAATTACTCTTATGGAGATTGCAGCATGATTAATTTTACAGACGCTATCTATAAACTAAACCAATCCGTAGTAACCATTCGTGGCGATGTTGCTTATGACAAAGACGAGAACATCGTTGAGTACGATAAAGCAGCCGTAGAAGCCTACGTTGCAGCTAATGCCTATAAAACCAAACGTGCCAAAGAGTACCCCTCCTATGCCGACCAGTTTGACACAATCTTCCACGAAGGCTTAGATGCGTGGAAAGCGAACATTCAAGCCGTAAAAAATAAATACCCCAAAGGAGCCTAAATGAGCTATATAGGCAATGTCCCAACTAACGTAGCCTTCCTGACCGATACATTCAACGGTACGGGGTCTACTACCGCATTCACACTATCGGCTGCCCCGGCCAACACCAACTCTATCCTGGTAGCGGTCTCTGGCGTTTTGCAAGACCCAAGCACCTATAGTATTTCGGGCACCGCCTTAAACTTCTCGGCTGCCCCTCCGTCTGGCACGGGCAACATCTCAGTACGCTTTTTAGGTATCCCAGCGTCTGGTATTGTTAACACCGCCTATCGCACCCAGACCGAGTTCACAGCGACTGCTGGACAGACTACTTTCTCCGTGCCTTCCTATACGGTTGGCTTTATTGATGTGTACCGTAACGGTGCGTTACTAGGCTCTGCGGACTTTACAGCAACTAACGGAACCACGGTGGTCTTGGCTGCTGGTGCATCGGCTGGCGACCTAGTCGAGACGATCAGCTTCTCCGTGAGCAGTGTGCTAAACGCTATCCCAGCGACTGCTGGTGCGGTAAATAGTACGTATCTGTTGGATGGCTCGGTAACACAGGCTAAGTTAGGCACAGGCGTGGCTGGTAATGGTCCAGCGTTTATGGCTGCTTTAAGTGGCAATCAAACAATTCCTTTTAATACATATACTAAATTAACTCTTAACTCAGAAACATTTGATACAAATAATTGCTACGACCCTACAACAAACTATCGCTTTACGCCTAATGTTGCAGGGTATTATCAAGTAAGTTTACAGATACTAACTGGCGGTACTGCTTCAAGAGATTACCTTGCATATAGCCTTATTTATAAAAATGGGTCTGCGAGTTCCTTTTTAACAGGAGCGTTTGCTTTAACATTTGGCTCTGGTGCTGATAATTCTGTCAATTCTTCAGGGTTAATTTATATGAATGGAACGACAGACTACTTAGAAGCATATATGTACCAATATGACTATACGGCTAATTCAACAATATTAGCGAAAGCTAGTGGCACAAATTTTAATGCTTGTTTAGTGAGGGCAGCATGACTTTAACTGAAAAAATTAAACAAATATACCCTGAATTGCCAAACGAGCCTTGGATAAACCACGGCATTGTTTTACAAAACGACAGCGATGGTCGTGGAGACTATATCGCCAAGTGGGAACACCCCACACTAGCCCGCCCAACAGATGAGGAACTAAAATGACACAAGCCGTTGCGTTAGCCCAACAAGCCTCTACGGGGGTATCACAAGGATTCAAGAACAGAATCATTAACGGCAATATGGTCATCGATCAAAGGTACGCTGGTGCTGCTACAGCTAACACCATTAGTGGCTACACACTTGATAGATGGAACGCTGTTCAAACAACAACTGGCAAATTAATTGTTCAACAAAACGCTGGCTCTGTAACGCCACCAGCGGGGTTTACTAATTATTTAGGTGTAACTTCGCAATCAGCTTATTCAATAGGTGCTGGTGATTTTTATGCCGTTCTTCAAAGTATTGAAGGTTATAATTTAGCAGACCTAAATTGGGGAACTGCAAATGCCAAGACTGTAACGCTATCATTTTGGGTGCGTAGCTCTTTAACAGGAACTTTTGGTTTATGCCTTAATAACGGTGGAACAAGAAGCTATCCATTTACTTACACAATTTCATCTGCAAATACTTGGGAACAAAAGTCAATAACTGTTGCTGGCGACCAAAGCGGAACATGGAACGCTACAAATGGTACTGGTGTTCAAATATGGTTTGGTCTTGGTGTGGGTTCTACAAACGCTGGTCCAGTGGGTGCGTGGGCTAGTGCCAATTATGTTGGAGTTTCAAGTGCAGTTAGCGTAGTCGGCACAAACGGAGCAACATTCTACATTACTGGTGTGCAATTAGAGGTAGGCTCTACAGCTACAAATTTTGAAACCCGCTCTTACACTACAGAACTGCAACTTTGCCAACGCTATTATGAAACATCAGGTGTTATTAGTGCTGGAGGATATGTTGTAACTATTTCAACAGGCACAAACTCTATTAGTTCTGGCTCTACAACGGCAAACTATGTATTTGGTACCCTTGGATTTGCTGTGTCAAAAAGAACCAACCCAACAATGACAATTAATGGGGCAGGTGGAACTGCTAATACAGTAAGTATTCCCTGGTTTGGAACAGATTTAAATGCAAATTCGGGCGCTTTATGGACATCAGGAACATATGGATTTAATTTGTATAACGCATCAGGCGTAACCCTGTCAGCGGGTAATTTTGCCGTAAGTTTTTCGTGGAAGGCATCAGCAGAACTATGATTACATATAAAATAGCTAATTCTCCAGTACAGAAGTTTGTAGTTCGTTTGTCAGATATGGCAACTATCCCTTGCGATTCTGGCAACACCGACTACGACAACTTCAAATATCAGATTAACCACGATGAAGCCCAACTTCAAGATGCGGATGGGAACACGATGACGCCCGAACAGGCAAAAACATACGTAGCAACGCTACCCTAGGAGATAGAATATGCCATTAACAACTGTACCTGGCTCAATGATTAACGGCACTGGGTTTGCCACCATGAGCGGTGTTACCTTTCCCGCTACCCAAGTCTCAAGTGCTGACGCTAATACGCTAGATGATTATGAGGAAGGTACTTGGACAGGAACTATTAAAGGACTAACTACAGACCCTACAACACCTGTTACAGCAACTGGAAGTTATACAAAAATTGGTCGGCAAGTATTTGCAAGAATAGCTTATTCAGGTATTAACACTACAGGTGCTTCTGGGAGTTTTTATGTTTCAGGTTTACCTTTTACGACTGGTGATTCTGATGCAACTGGAAATGTAATGGCTTACGACCTAATGACTTATTCGGGAAGTAATTTATCTCCTTATGTTACAGGAACAAGTGTGTTTTTTTATCATATGTCATCTAATGCGTCTTGGAATGCTGCAACACATAATGCTGGATCTAATAGGTTTTTTATTTTTTCTGTAACTTATCAAGTTTAAGGATTTAAAATGGCACTTACTGAAAAAGTAGAAATAGACCAAATTGAGATTGTTCGTGATTGGAACATCCAAGTTCGTCAGGCTACCATTATTGAACGAGATGGTCAGTTTGTATCCCGCACATTCCATCGTTGGGTATTAACTCCTGATTCTGATATTAGCGACCAAGAGCAAAAAGTCCAAGATATTGCTAATGCCGCATGGACACCTGAAGTCAAGGCTGCCTATGAAGCGTTCAAGGTCGAACAGGCTAACCGCCTCAAACCATAGGTGCAATCAAGTGAGCTATGGCAGACGAACTCGGATTGGCGGCTGGTGCCAAGGGCATCAGCGAAGGGTTTAAAACTGGTCGAGAGGCTGGTCGTGAGATCGCCAAGAACATCGAGGATGTTCAGAAGGAAGCGGTAGATGTAGCAAGGCAGCGAGCGAATGCAAAAATCCGTGAGCGGCGAGAAGCGGAGCTAAAAAAAGAACGGGCGATCTTTAAAGCGCTTGAGGAGTATAAGCACCAGAAGAAGATTTCGGATGAGGAATATAAATTACGAATTGATTTTATCAAGCAGTACGGAACTAAAGAGTGGCAAAAATTGTTAGATATTAAAACCCAAATCGAGAAGCTAGAAAAGGCCGACAAAGAATACTTTGACGCTGAGCTGGCTAAAGTCCGTTGGGTGCAGTTTTGGTGTTTTTTAGTAGCTGCTTGGATTTCATGGTATATCGTATGGGGGAGTAAATAATGTTTCCATTGACCGCAATTGTAGACGTTGGGATGAAAATCTTAGATAAGTTTATCCCCGATCCAGAAGCCAAGGCCAAGGCCCAGCAAGAACTTCTAAAGATGCAACAAGAAGGGCGCCTAGCTGAACTGAATGCCGATAACATTGAAGCCCAAGAACTGACCAAGCGCCAAGAAGCGGATATGAGCAGCGACTCTTGGCTATCCAAGAACATCCGTCCCATGACCCTAATCTTTATTTTGGGTGCCTACTTTATTTTTGCCATGATGTCTGCTTTTGGCTCCAACGCCAACGAGAAGTATGTAGAATTACTTGGACAATGGGGCATGTTGATTATGTCGTTTTACTTTGGCGGCAGGACCTTGGAAAAAATCATGGACATGAAAGCTAAAAAAGATGCAAAATAATTTTGAAAGTTGCCTAAAAAACCTGTTAAAACACGAGGGAGGCTTCGTAAATCACCCAAAAGACCCAGGTGGCATGACTAACCTTGGTGTTACCAAAGCGGTTTACGAGGCGTGGGTAGGGCATGAAGTTACTGAAAAAACAATGCGAGAGCTTACTCCAGAAGCCGTAGCACCGTTATATAGAAAGAAATACTGGGATGCTTGCCGAGCTGATGAGCTTGTATCTGGTCTTGACTATGTTGTTTTTGACTGCGCTGTTAACTCCGGGGCAGGGCGTGCTATTAAGTTTTTACAGAGTTGTGTTGGGGTTAATCCTGACGGTGGTTTTGGCAGCCTTACTATGGCTGCCGTAAATCAATTCCAAGGGGACGTATCCAACACCCTGGTTAAAGAGTATTGTGAAAAACGCTTAGACTTCTTAAAATCACTTAAGACCTTTGAAACGTTTGGCAAAGGCTGGGAACGCCGTGTAAACGAAGTAAGAGATGAAGCCTTAAGGATGGCAGATGCCACTATCTAAACTACAGTTTCGCCCTGGAATTAACAAGGAAGTCACTAACTACACCGGTGAGGGTGGTTATTTTGAGTGCGATAAGATTCGCTTTCGCTCGGGTATGCCTCAAAAGATTGGGGGCTGGGTAGTAGTTACTCCTAGCCAATTTTTAGGAACATGCCGATCCCTTTGGAATTGGGTAACCCTTAGTGCGGATAACTTAATTGGGGTTGGAACAAACCTTAAGTTTTACCTTGAAAAAGGGGGTGGCTACAACGACATTACCCCAATCCGTAAAACAGTTAATCCCATGCTTGGGCCACAGCCCCCTGCTACAGGCAACCCTTTTGCTGCGACGGCAGGCTCAGCTACGATTGTAGTAACCGACGTAAACCACGGCTGTGCGGATGGTGACTTTGTTACGTTTAGTGGGGCGGTTAGCTTAGGCGGCAATATTACTGCCGCTATCCTTAACCAAGAGTATCAAATCGCTTATATCAGCGCCAACAGCTACAGTATCCAAGCACGGGCGGTATCTTTTGTTAATACCCCAGGTGCTCCTGTACTAGCCAACGCTAGTGATACGGGCGGGGGTGGCGCAGCGGTTGTAGCTGCTTATCAAATCCAAACAGGGCAAGATACCTATACTGCCGGTAACGGCTGGGGTGCAAGTTACTGGAGCCGTCTAGCTTGGGGATCAGGTGCTCCGCTTAGCGTGGGTGAACAGCTTCGCCTATGGACACAAGATAACTTCGGTGAAGACTTGGTATTTGCCCCTCGAGGCGGACAGCCTTACTATTGGGATGCAACAAGTGGAGTAACCGCTAGAGGTGTTACCTTAGCCTCCGAGTCTACTTCACAAGGCTTTTTAGGTCAGTTTGTACCAACACAAACCAATCAGATTGTAGCTTCTGCTATTCAACGATTTGTAATTTGCTTTGGGTCTAATTCATACGACTCAACCAATGCCAACACCCCCTTTGACCCAATGCTTGTGCGGTGGTCAGACCAAGAAAATCCATATGATTGGGTTCCTGCTGCAACCAATCAGTCAGGAGAATTCCGTTTAAGTAATGGCTCATTTATTCTAGCAGCACGGAATACTCGCCAAGAGATTTTAATTTGGACGGATTCGGCTATTTACTCTATGCAATACCTTGGACCGCCTTTTGTTTGGGGCTTTAATATTATCCAAGACAACATTACTTTAATGGGACCAAATGCTGTAATTACGGTCAATAACATTACGTATTGGATGGGAACCGACAAGTTCTACTTCTACGATGGCCGAGTCCAGACTTTGCCTTGCTCATTAAGAAGCTTTGTTTATGGACGACTGAACAAGGACCAAGCCTGGCAATGTAACGTAGGCTACAACGAGGAATTTAACGAAATCTGGTGGTTCTATCCCTCTACGGGCTCTAACGTAATTGACAGCTATGTCATCTATAACATTATGGAACAGAGCTGGTACTATGGCACCATGGCACGCACCGCTTGGCTACGCTCAGGCCTACGTGACTTCCCCTTTGCTGCGGACTACAACGGACGCCTGCTTTACCATGAGGCTTCTGTGGATGACGAATCAGATGGTAATACGGCTTTGCCAATTGTGTCTTATATACAGACCTCTGACTTTGACATAGGTGATGGGCATAACTTTGGCTTTGTATGGCGTATCCTACCTGACCTGACTTTCGCTGGGTCTACGACAGCCAATCCTTCCGTTACGCTCACAGTAAAACCAAGGGTTAATTCAGGTACCCCCTATGGCACAGCCAACAACCCTACAGTAACCCGTACCGCTTCGTTCCCGGTTGAGGAATACACCGGACAGGTATATACCCGTATTCGGGGTCGCCAAATGGCCTTTAGGATTGATTCTACAGGCTTAGGCGTACAATGGCAGCTTGGTAGCCCTAGGATTGATATTAGACCCGATGGACGCAGATAATGGCTCTTATCCAGCTTCGCCCATCGAAGGCTCCCAATTTAATTATTGCCAGCCCAGAATACAGTCAGCAACAACAGGAATTATTTAAAAACCAGCTACGTCTTTATTTTAATGAGATAGACAACGCTATTGGACAATTGGTGCAAGCTATGAGTGGAACAATAAACAACCCAACCTATGTAACGTTCCCACCCACTAACGTAGATGCTTTTAACCGATTGGTAGTAGCTGAGCCATACACTTTATTTGACAGCCAAAACCGCTTTGCAATTGATAATCAGTTTGACACCAGCACCGCTTCGGGAGGGTCTACTACTTATTTACCGAATGAATCGACAGTTCGGTTAGATGTAACCACCACTAACGGCTCTGAGGTGGTAAGACAGACTTACCGCACCATGCCTTACCAACCTGGCAAAGGGCTAGGCTTATTAGCCACCTTTACTATGAATGCTGGGAAAACAGGACTACGCCAACGAGTAGGGTACTTTAATACCCAAAATGGGGTGTTTTTACAGCAAAACGATACTACCCTAGCGTTTGTTCTTAGGTCTTATACCAGCGGTGCGCCTATTGATACCACCATTACCCAAGCCAACTGGAACGGGGACAAGCTAGACGGCACAGGGCCTAGCGGTCGTATTATTGACGTAACCAAAACCCAGATTCTGGCAATTGACTTTGAATGGCTGGGCGTGGGGGATGTGCGGTGCGGGTTCTTTGAGGATGGTCAATTTGTAGTCTGCCATACCTTCCACAACGATAATATCAATACTACCGTCTATATGACCACGGCTATCCTGCCTGTACGTTACGAAATCACCAATACGGCTACCACGGCTACAAGCTCGTCCATGAAGCAGATCTGCTCTAGCGTTTACTCTTCTGGGGGTTATGAACAGACCTCTATTGACCATGTGGCTAGACGCACCAGCATTTTTACTACTATTAACACAGCAGCTACCTTCTTTCCCATCGTATCTATCCGACTAGCCTCAACAGCTTTAGGTGCTGTAGTGTTGCCAAATCGAGTACAGTTTTTACCAACCACTAACCAGAACTATGAAATAGCTTTATTAAAAAACCCAACTTTGACGGGTGCTACTTGGGCT